CATGTACTTCATCCGAGTGCTATTCTTAAATCCGTCCATGTCACTTACCTTTCTTGCGGGCCGCAGCCATGTTATCAATTAAATTGGGGTAGGGTCGTCCAGCCGCCTTGGCGCGAGCCTTGGCAGCTTTCTTGCGCTTGACCGACAAGTCTTTCGGCTTGCCGAGATCCTTCGGGCGCTTCTTGTCCCAGACAGGTTTTACTGCAAAGTCGCTCATATCAGCAATCCCATTTACGGAGTGAAAGTGCCTTGCGTGTCGGGCGACCCTTGTCGTCCTTCATCGGCCCCGGCATGCCAGACATGCGTGCGCAGAATGACTTGCGACGCGCGGCTGCCTTTGGTGATTTCTTTGCCTGCTTCGCGCTGACAGGAGGCTTGATGTCCTTGCCCTGAGCGCGCAGCGATGCGCGGCCCTTGGCATTGAGGCCGCCTTCGGGGTTCTGCCCCTCCTTGCGGGTCCATGCGCCGCCGCCCTCGGCCATAGCGAGACCGCCCTTGGCAAAGGGCATGCGCAAGTTGGCGTTGACGCCGCGTTGCTGCGGATTGTAGCCCACGCCCGCAGAGAACTTTGGATTGCTGTACTGCGCCTGAAGCTGCTGGAGCGCGACGCCTTTGGGGTCGACGCGCATCTGAGCGCCAATGTCGAACTGGCCGTTGCGCATGGGCATCTGAGCGCCGACCTGCATGCCGTTCGGTGTTAAGTTCGCGTTGGCGCGGGGCGGTTGTCCTTGCTGCATTGGTTGCTGCATGGGCTGCTGCCCGCGCCTGTTCACACCCAGCGCGTCGTCGATCTGGTTCTTGGCCTTAAACAGCCGGAGGTCGAACGCGTTGTCCATCATCAATCCGCGTAGGACTTAACCATCTCAAGGATGATAGTGTACCTGTCACCGGCGCTGGCGTCGTGAGTAGAGAATTGGATGTCGCCATTCTTACCTGCGCCTGCGTTGTTCCACAGACCGCCGAACTCCGTCAGGTCCATCGAGTACATGGTGTTCTGCGGGATTGACGTGATAAGCACGTCCGTGGTGGCGTCCCAGAACATGTCAACAATTAGGCCGTGCGTAAAGACGTGCATCTTAACGATAGTAACGCCGTCGCAAGCCTTGCTGAAAGAGCTAGGGTTGAGCGTCGAAACATCAACCTTGGTCACCTTGGTCTCGCCGGTGCCGTCGGAGATGTTCGTAAATTTCATAATGGCCATACGCTCGCCATCGAACAGGGTTTGTGTTGCTACTGCATCTGCCATCTGTGTATTCCTCAATAATCAGGGGCCACCCGAAGGCGACCCCCTCTTATAACATAAGACTAACGCTTAGTCATTAGCCGTTGTTTGCACGTACTGGTACGTGACGCGGACTTGTCCAACCGTAGGCTGGCCAACGGACGTCACTGTCGCAACGACAGTTCCGTTTGTTCCGATGTTGTCCATTGCAGCAAGCTGTGCCGCAGTGAACGTAGGCAGAACGCGGACACCAGTTTTGGCATTGACGCCGCTTGCGTAGGTGGTCGCACCCGATGCCGTACCGACAGAGACAGTTGCCGAGGTGGCACTGTCGTACTGCGTGAGCACGTCAACGATGATGTTCACAATCTGCGAACCGAAAGGCAAGTAGACTGTGCCGTTTTGCACGAGTGTGGCGTCGAAGTTGATCAACACGGTCTGCGAAAGAACCGCGAGACCGATGTTTGGGCCGCCTGCTTTACCGGCGTTAATGTCGCCGGAGGCAAGTGGGCCGCTCCAAGTAGTTTGTGACATTTAGTTTCTCCTTTAGAGAAGGGAGGGGGACCGAAGTCCCCCAACCCAATTAGATGCCAGCCGTACCGTATACGCCGCGTGGATCGGTCCAACCGAACGCATAACGCTCGGTAGCCTTGTAGCGCATGCTGTCGGTTTCGAAGTCACCTTCCATGCTCTTCTCAAGACCACGACGCATAGCGAGCTTCAAACCTTCTGGCGCATCAGTCTGTACCCACCATGCAGTGGTCGAGGTGATACGCGACAGGTTGGCTTGTCCTTCCGCCAATAAACCCATAGAATTCACAGGGTTCACGTCGTTGTTCGCGGTGCCTGCACGCAGTGCGGACTTCAGCAATACTTCAGCTTGGAACACGTTTGAAGGACCGGAAACGATCTTCTTAGGTGTCAAGCGGATGCGCTTGCCGTTGTTGTCTACTGCGTTGCGGATCTGGATGAGGATCTGCTCAAGCGAGGTCTGCGACAAGTTGGCTGCGGTCGTAAGCTGGTTCGAGAACGTACCAGTTGCGATCGGGTGAGACGTGTTGACCAACGATACGCCGTCGCCGCCTGCATACGCGCTGTTGAAGGCACGGTTCAGGATGTTGGCACCAAGGGTTTCCTTGGTTTCGATCAGCGACTGTGCAAGGTGACGAGCATAGGTCTGACCGATACGGATGTGATCGCCATCTTCCACCAGAACCTTTGTCAATGCAAAGGCAAGGCCGTAGACGCGGTACACGTAGCGCTGGATGAACAGCACGCCGCCGGATTGATACGTGACAGGCATGCCGTCTGGCAATTCTGGCGCGGCACCAAAGCCGAACAGGACAGGCTCTTCGTGGTAGTTACGGGGAATGCCCTTAAACTCTTTGAAGACCTGCGCCCACTCATCAGCGCGTTGATCGTAAATTCCGTTGAACTCTTCGTTTAGGATCGGTTCAACGATCGAGCGGAAGTCTGTACTTCTCATTGGGGTAGCCATTGTTCAAGCCCTCCTTAGTACGCGGCCTTATCGGCGACGTTTTGATGTTCGCTGATTTGGACCTGAGCGATGACATACGTGTCACCCCAGTTGTTGTCGGGACCGGGAGTGATCCCGATGAGGCGCATTTGAGCGTTCGCAGCAGCAGTTGAAACGCCCAACATCATCTGGCTGATGCCGACTACAGTCGAGCCAGTACCGATGGTGGTGGTGTCATACTGCTTACCAATGTCGGCTACGTTCAGAGCAGCGTCGCTCTGGATTTCATAGACGATGGTTGGGTCGAGCGTAGCGTAAGCAACGATGTCAGTCGCTGCGAGCGATGCAGTCCACTTGTTGGACACGCGACGGCGACCGTCACTGTCCGTGAACTCAACGCCTTGGAAGGTGCCGATGAAAGCGGCACCGACAGCGGCAGCCACGAGTGTGCCTTCCGTTTCGCCACCAGATGTTGCTGGCGCGATGCGGACGGGTTGGTTCTGTAGTATGTTAACGGCGTAGCCTGTCTGGATCGTGAAGGCGGTAGGACGAACCACACCGCTTGGTGAATAGACAGGACGTAGGCCGAACGGTTGTGATACCGAAGACATAGCCTTAATCCTCTTGTTAAATGGATGAAACCGTCATCAGTCGAAAAGACCAATGCGCGGGTTATGCTCACGCATTTCCATCAAACCGTCACCTTCGAACAACGTGCTGCCTGAACCTTCTGCCTGTTGCCGCATGATCTCTGCGGTTTCAGCCAGCTTGTTCTCCTCACGTAACGGAGCATCGTGGTGAGCTTCCTGCATAAACCTTTGATACAAGGCTTCGGGCAGCTTAAACGCGATCATCTCGTTGACACCAATCATTCCAGACCATTCGCCTGTCTTGATTGAGGCGAACTCCATGCCCGGCACCTCCGACGCTTTTATCGGCTCGTATCCGAGCTGAATGCGACGGTGGATAGGGTCACGAGGGTTCGTCGTCGTGAGCCAGCACATGTGATATCCCGGTATATTCGGTAGATCAGGTAGTGCGTCATTAAATAACTGCGCCCGGAACATTTCAAGTCGGTCGTCATCAGTCACTTCGCGATTTTCGGTGACCTGTCGGTCTTCCATTTCGCGGGACTGCCGTCCAACACCGAGTTCCTTCTTCAAACGCTCATCAGTACTATTTGTCATGTTGTCTCACTCCAGTTTTCAGCGAGCCGAACTTTTGTCGTAAGCCTGATAAGCCTTGAGCATTTGGTTACGACGCGGAACGTCATCCCAAATACCTGCGTCTATCATAGCTTGCTTCCGTTCGGGTGTCACGTATATTTCTTTCTTAGTCGAAACGGGCGCGTGCTCACGCGTCGTTCCGGTCGGGGGTGCCTTGCGTTTGCTAGGACTTTGGCGGGTTTCCGCCTCGTCGTCGCCAATGCGCGCGGCCACGCGGCGGGTCAGCTCGTGCCAGTAGTCGGCGTCCTTGGGGTTGTACCCCTCGGCGGCGAGCTGGTTGTCGATGACCTTCGTGATGGCGCTGTCCTCGTCACGGCCACTAGGGTCGTACCATGGGTTCGCGTTCATCCATTCCTTTGCGTAATTTACCACGCGCGGGTCAGGGCCGGGGTTGGCGTGTTGCTGGCGGACCTGCTCCACTTGCTGCTTCTGCTGCCACAGTTGCTGCGCCTCGTACTGCGCTTCGTCACGCAGACGCATCGCCGTTGCCACGTCGTCACCGTTACCGGCCTCGACTGCGCGTGCGATGATGGCCTCGGCCTGCTTCACGTCGGCCTGAGCCTGCGCGATGCGTTGGTCGATGGCGCTTACGTTGCTGGCAAGCGTGTTGCCCTCGATGGCAGAGACGCGGCGCAACAGCGCATCGTTCTGCTCACGCAACTCGGCAAGCTCGCGATCGGCGTGCTCCTTGGCGCGTAGCCGCCGCTCACGCTGCTTCTGGCGCTTGACGTTGCTACGGCTCTTGCGGGCGATCTCTTCGTCACTGTCGTCTTCGCTGTCGCCAAGACGCTCGTCACCATCATCGTCGTCATCATCGTCATCGCTGTCATCGGTGTCAGCTTCTTCCTGTACAGGTTCCTGTACGGGTTCTTCGCCTTCGATGATTACGATATCGTCTTCGTCATTTTCTGTCAGTTGGTTGTCAGCCATTTACATGCTCCTAGAGGAATGCCTTGACGGCAAGCGGGTCACCAGTGACCTTACCCACCAAATCAAGATCGTTGAAGATTACGACGATGGCCTCTTCTCCATCGTCGGTCTTTACCGACCAACGGTCACCGCCGTAGCGGGGCACGCGGACGAAGTCTCCGACTTCGCACCACGACCCTTCGGGCCAGTGTTCCATTGTGTTGCGGTTCTTGAACGCGAGGCTGCCGATGTCGATGACCTTGGCGACCTGCGTGTTGTAGTGCTCCGTCTCGCGGACGTCGCCTGTCAGGATGATGCCACCCTTCGTCTTTGTTTTGGGCGTCCGTATCTGGCACAGGACGCGCGAGCCGAATGGCTTCACGCCTGCGTCACAGGGTGGGAATGCCTCGTCGAGACCGTCGTAACTAAACTCGACGCTGTTTCCATTTATCTGCATGTGTGCTCCTAAAATTCACGTTTGTCGTCTTCCGCCACCGTGTTGATCAGGATTTCCTTGGCCCGCTGTATCCCAGCGTACAGGCCAACGGCGCGTCCATAATCAAACTCGGTCTTGCCAGACGGCCTCTCCAGCGCCTCAACAGCCATTGCTGCCTGTTCTGTCTCAAGGCGTTGGAGGAGGGTCTCTATTCTCATGCCGGTGTCTTGGGTGACTTAACTGGATGAGGCATGATGCCTTGTGCCATTTTCTTGTGCATGGGCATGGTCTTGTCGCTCGCCTTCGGGGTTTTGCCCTTCGGTGTCGCGCTCTTTGCATTGTCGGCCATATGGTTTTCCTTATGGGTTCGGGTTTATCCCAGTGCCGGTTGACACTGCGATGCGTTCGCCAGACATGATCTCGGCCTGCGCAAGCTGCATGGCCGTTTGGTTGTCTTGCTGGTTCATGGTCATGCGGGCGTTGAGTTCAGCCGACTTGCGGGCGTCCTCGCGGTCCTGCTTCATCTGCTCAAGCTGCTGCTCGATCTGGAGCTTCTGCGCCTGAAGCTGCATCTCGGCTTGGCTCTGCATTGCCTCGGCCTGCATCTTCTGGCCCTCGATCTGCATGGCCGTCTGGTCTTTCTGCATTTGCATCTGCATCTTCTGGCCGTCGAGCTGCATCTGCGCCTGATCGCGCTGCTGCTGTGCCTGTAGCTTCTGGCCCTCGATGGCGGCGCGCGGATCTTGCGGCGGCTGCGGTGCGAGTTGCTGCATCATCTGCATGGCCTGCGCGATGACAGGCGGCAGCGATGCGAACACCTCGGTCGCGTCGGTGACCACCGTCTGCGATGCCTCGGCCAGCATGCGATCGAACGCACGGCGTGCCTCGTCATCCTTGAGGTTCTTCATGTCCTCGCTGATGTCGATGCCCGACGTGTCCTCGGCCAGCTCAAGCACGGTCGACGCGTACCACAACGCAAGGTGCTCCTTGATGTGGCCGAGTATCACCGGCAGATAGGCTGGCGCGATGAGCTGGCTTGCGCCGAGCGCGGGGTTCGTCATGTACGCCAAGTGCGTCTTGAGGTGGGCGATGTGGTCCTGCTCAGGGAAGGCGACGATCGGTCGGCCCATGGTGGCCGCGACGTTCTCGTTGACCGCGTTCTGCTGCTTCGGCTCCATCGGCGGGACGAGCAGCTCCTTCGGGTTCGGTACGCGCAGCGTCTCAAGCAGACGCTCCTCGACCTTGCGCAGGTTGTACAGTTGCGGCAGTGCGGCGGCGCGCTGCGACACCGCCTGAACCTGCGCAAAGCGTTGGCTCTCGCTGAAGATCGCGGGGTCGGACACCGGCACGACGTCCATCGGGCCTTCGAAGTCTGCGCGCGTGGCCAGCACTTCGCCGACCTCGTGCTTCACGTCGGCGTCGTCCAAATACATCGCGTTGAGGCGGTGCAGGATGCGCAGCGTGCGGGCCATAGCGCCGTGCAGACGCGCGTGGATCGACGAGAACACGGTCATGCCCTCTTGGATCAGCGCGAGCGTCGTGCCGACTGGTGCGTTCGGGTTCTGGTCGGCCAGATTGTCCATCGACGTGCGGACCACGCCCTTGCCTGCGTCGACCACAAAGCCGAGCAGTTGGAACAGGGTCGGCGATGGCGGGTTGAACGGGATCGGCATGGCCAGCTTGCGGACGTCGTCCACGTTGAGGCCGCCCTCGATCTCCTCGACCTGCGTCGGCTGGATGTTCAGCGACTGGCCGCCGCGTGTGCCGCCCTTCAGCTTGAGCATCGTCGGCACGTTCTGGATGTGCGCGCTGTCCATCAGTGCGCGCAGCGCGCCGGTCGCGGCAGCGGATAGGCCGCCGATCATGTGCGGCAGGCCGATTGGATACGCGCCGCGCCACGGGATGAACGGGAACTCGACGAACCAGTCGAGTGGCTCGCGGCTGTCGTCCTCTTCGTCCCAGTTACGGTAGATCGCGAGCACCTTGCTCGATGGCTTGTCGATCGTGATGATGTACGGCGCGTTGCCGTCACCCTCGACGTCGGCGATGACGTGGCACTCGAACACGGTGCGCAGTCCATCTTCGTTGTAGCTGGTGTCGTTGCGACCCTCGATCTTGTCGTTGGCCACGTCGGCTGCCGAGCGCTCAGGCTCAAGACCGGCGGGCGTCAGGTCGACGTCGCGGTACATGCCGCTCTCGACGCGCTGCTCATAGTCGAGCTGCGTCAGGTACTGGACGTGCGTCTTGCGCTGCGCGGTGTAGAAGTTGGTCGCCGCGAA